CTTATAGAACTGAAACAAATAGTATGGTACCAGATAATGGAAGTGAAATTAATGTAAAAAGAGAAGCACAAATTAATTTAGGAACAGTAACGGTAACAACATAATGACATACGCAGAATTAGTACAAAAAATTAGAGATTACACAGAAGTTAGTTCAAATGTTTTAACTGAATCTATTACAAATGATATTATTCGAGATGCAGAATTAAGAATAATGAGAGATGTAGATGTTGATGCAAATAAAAGATATGTAACAGCTCAGGTAATTTCAGGAACAAGATTTATAGATACTCCTCAAAATACTATGGTTATTAGATCAGCTCAAATCGTAGATTCTGATGGAACAAGTAACCCTGATAATAGAGAATTTTTACAATGGAGAGATTCTAGTTTTATGTCTGAATTTAATCCAACTAATGCTCAAGGTGTTCCAAAATACTACAGTTGGTGGGATGATGACACAATAGTATTGGCCCCAACTCCAAATGCTACTTACACAATTCAGTTAAATTATATCTTGAAACCTGTTACATTATCTAGTACAAATACAACTACATACATTAGTCAAAATTTTCCCAATGGCTTATTGTATGCATGCTTAGTTGAAGCATTTTCATTCTTAAAGGGGCCAAATGATCTCTTGCAATTATACGAAGGAAAGTATAAACAAGTGTTAGAAGGCTTCTCTATAGAACAAATGGGAAGACGAAGACGTGATGAATATCAAAGTGGTGTTCCTCGTGTCGGAGGCAAATAATAATAAGGAGAAAAAACTATGGCTATTACACAGGCAATTGCGAACAGCTTCAAAAAAGAACTTTTGGAAGGTGAACACAATTTTAAATCATCTGGTGGGGACAAGTTTAAAATCGCTCTTTATACTTCTTCAGCTACTCTAAACTCAGCAACAACTGCATTTACAGCTACAGGTGAAGTTTCAAACACAGGTCAGTACACTTCCGGTGGTGGTGCGCTTACAAATAGTGGAACTTCTATAACAGCTGGTGTCGCAAGAGTTGACTTCGCAGACAGATCTTTTACAGGTGTGACGTTAACTGCTAGAGGAGCTTTAATCTATAACACTTCTGCAACTGCAACTAATGCAGCTGTATGTGCTTTAGATTTTGGAGCAGATAAAACAGCGACATCAGGTGTTTTCACAATTCAGTTTCCAGCAGCTACATCAACAGCAGCGATTTTAAGAATCTCTGGTTAGTACATAGGAGTTAAAATCCTATGGCATCAGGAACTTGGAATACAGGCTTTTGGGGCCAAAACCAATGGAACGATACAGCTAATCCTACGTTTACATTAACGGGGGTAAGTCTATCTGGCGTTCTTGGTACAACTACTGAAGCTGCCGGTGAAATAAATACAGGTTGGGGACGTATTGAATGGGGTATTAATGCCTGGGGTGAATTTGGTACTGCACTTCCAACAGGAATAGGTGCGTCTTTTAATTTAGGAACCATTACCACTCAAATTGATGTTACTGCAACCAACTCTACAAATAATAATCAAACAATAACAGGTGCACTTGGAAGTGTAGCAGTTGATATTGCTGTTGTAGTTTTTCCATCTGGTTTACCAGCTACTACAACTTTAGGAACAGCAGACGCTAGTCCTGATGCATTAGCTACTACTAATCATGCAACAATGAGTCTTGGAACCGTTGATGCATATAATCAAACAGGTTGGGGTAGACAACAATGGAATGTAAATGCATGGGGCGTTGAAGGCCAATATGCAAATGTAGATGTTACTGGTATTGCAATGACTGCAGCTGCAGGAACTTTAACAGCTACAGGTAATGCAAATGTAACTGCTAATACTTTAAATGTAGCTCAAGCAACTTTAGGTGTTGTTGATCCTGCTCCTGACGCAACTGTTACAGGTAATTTTATGATTGGTGCTTTAGGCACTCTTGGAATGCAAGGAGATGTTCCACAAGATGTAACAGGTATTGCAATGTCTGCAGGTTTAGGAAGTGTTGTAGCAGTTCCAGCACAAGAAGTAGATGTTACAGGATTACCTGCTCTTGCTAGAGTAGCTTCTGTTACACCTATTATTCACGTAGATGTTTTAGTTACAGGAAATGCCTTGACTATGGCACAAGGTTCTGGTAGTGCTTTAATCTGGAACGAAGTAAACACGGGTACAGCGCCTATAGATCCTCCAGGATGGCAAGAAGTAGCTGCATAATGAGTTTGACACAAACTCAATTTTTTAGTAAAGTAAACGCAAATAAGGAATTTAAATTATGGCAAATTCAACATCAGCTAGTTTAAAATTAACAGTTCAAGCAACTGGGGAAAACTCAGGAACTTGGGGACAAATTACAAACACTAACTTACTAATTCTTGAACAAGCAATTGGTGGTTATGACGCATTTAACGTAACTAACGCATCTAGGGCTTTAACTTTTACAAATGGTGCATTATCAAATGGTAAGAATGAAGTTATTAAATTAACAGGAACTCTTGCAGGTAACTTAAATGTTACTATTCCAGATTCAGTAGAAAAAACTTACATAGTTGAAGATGCATGTGATCATGCTGGAAATACTTTAACTTTTAAAACTACATCTGGAACAGGTGTACTTTTATGCGAAGGTCACACTTACACATTATATTCTGATGGAACTAATGTTGTAAAAGCAGGTGAACTTAGAAAATGGAGAGCAGTTTCAGCAGCAGAAACAGTTCAAGCTGGAGCTCAACTTTTAGTAAATACAAATAGTGGAGCAGTTACAGTAACATTACCAGCTTCTCCAAGTGCAGGTGATGAAGTTTCATTTATAGATCAAGGATATGATTTTAATACTAACGCATTGACTGTTGGTAGAAATAGTTCAAATATAGCTAATGCAGCTGCGGATTTAGTTGTTAATACACAAGGTGCTGGCTTTAGTTTAGTTTATTCGGGAGACGCTACTACTGGCTGGACATATAGGGAGAAATAATAAATGTCTAATTACGAGGCCACAAAATACGATTTTGATGGAGCTAGCCTTTCAGGTGTTCAAGGAATTGCAACGGCAACTATTATGCCATGGTCTTCTTCGTCAGTACCGTCTGGATTTTTAGAATGTAATGGTGCAAATGTTTCAAGATCAACTTATTCTGATTTATTTGCAGTAATAGGTACAACTTACGGCGCAGGTGATGGTTCAAGCACTTTTGGTCTACCAAATTTACAAGATAATATACCTGTTGGAAAATCTGGTACTAAATCTTTAGCGTCAACTGGTGGAGCAAACACTGTAGCCTCAACTGGAAACGTAGCAGGCTCTACAGCCAATGCAACTTTATCAACAGCGCAACTTGCTTCTCATAGTCATGGAGTTACAGGTGCGCGTTTTACTGGAAATAATAACGTTAAAGGAGCTCAAACACAGCAAATTAATGTTAACACACAAAGTACAGGATCTGGACAAGGTCATTCACATAATATGTCTGCGACCTTTACAGGAGATGCAACATCTGTTATACAACCTTATTTAACAATAATTTATATTATAAAAACTTAAAGGAGAAAAAATGGCAACTAACGCAAATTGGACAGTAGTATTTGATGATAAAATAATTATTAAAAATTACTCAGAAGGTGCTAATGAAGGTGTAGGGCACAAAATCAACAATGATTCTTTTTGGAACGATTCTAAATGGTCAAATATTTGGGCAATTCAATATGTTTCAGGTAATGAAGATTATAGTGATAGTGTAGAATATAGAGATAATACAGCTCATACTTCATGGACGGCAGCTAACTTAGGAGATTTTAAAACTCAATTTATTGATAAATGGGACGCAGCTCATTTATCTGAATTACAATCTAATTGGGATGAAGATAATGCTGAGAGTGAAACTGAATCTGAAAAAATTACTAGATTAGGTGCAAGACCTACGTCTTATTCCTCATAGGAGAATAAATGGCAAATTATGAAGCTACAAGATATGATTACGACGGTGGTAATATCACCGGACTTGTAGGAATTCCAACGGCAACTATTATACCGTGGTCTTCTTCTTCAGTGCCAACAGGTTACTTAGAATGTAATGGTGCGAATGTTTCAAGATCAACTTACGCAACTTTATTTGCAGAAATAGGAACTACTTACGGTGCGGGAGATGGATCAAGTACTTTTGGTTTACCAAATTTACAAGACAACGTAGCACTTGGAAAATCTGGTACTAAAGCTTTAGCATCAACTGGAGGTGCAAACGCAACTGCAAACTCTGGAAATGTTGGTGGATCAACAGCTAATGCAACTTTATCAACAGCGCAACTTGCTTCTCACTCTCATGGTGGATTTCAACTTGGTCTGGCAGATTCCATGTCTACTCAATATTGGCAAAGATTTAGTCAACAACAAAGATCTCCTTCTAGCAATAGCACTGGTTCTGGACAAGGTCACTCTCACAACATGAGTGCTACTTTTACAGGTGATTCAACGTCTGTTGTACAACCTTATTTAACAATAATTTATATTATAAAAACTTAGGGAGAAATGAACTGTGTCTAATTACGAAGCAACTAAATACGATTTCGACGCCGCAAATCTTACAGGCATTGAATTAATTCCTACTGCAACTATAGTGCCTTGGACTGCTGCTTCTATTCCAACAGGTTTCTTAGAGTGTAATGGTGCAAATGTTTCAAGATCAACTTACGCAACTTTATTTGCAGAAATAGGAACTACTTACGGTTCAGGCGATGGTTCAAGTACTTTTGGTTTACCAGATTTACAAGATAAATGTTGTATTTCAAAATCTGGTACTAAAGCTTTAGGATCAACTGGAGGCGCAAACACTGTAACCGCAACTGGAAATGTTGGTGGTTCTACAGCCAATGCAACATTATCTACGGCTCAACTTGCTTCTCACTCTCATGGATTAGGATCTGGAGGTGGTACACCTGGAGGTGGTAATAACGCTTTAGGATCTGCTCAATCAGGAATAGCTAATAGTAATTTATCAAGCACAGGATCTGGACAAGGTCACTCTCACAACATGAGTGCAAACTTTTCTGGTGATGCAACTTCAGTTTTACAACCTTATTTAACATTAATTTATATTATAAAAACGTAATTTAATGAAGCCACGCTACTATACTATAGCGTGTCCCTTTTTTAATTGGTGATATACCATGTGGATACATAAAATTACTTGGAAAAAATACGATAGATCCTTTATTTAATTTTAATCTTTTTATTTCTTTTTTCTGTTGATCTGTGAAAACTAAATCACCTCCTTCATAATCATTATTAAGGTTAATAATAACGCTAATTTGTCTTGGCCATTTCCACGAATCATCTGTATGAACATTGTATTTTCCTCCAGGTGGATACTTAAGTATATCTATTTGATTTATTTTTTTACTATCTACAAATGGAAATTTGACTTTGTAAAACATGTAAAGTCTTTCAATTTCTAATTTTATTAAATTAAAATAAAAAATATCAGTTTTATTATTAGATTTTAAAGTGTGTCCTTTAACGTTTCTTATATTAGTGTTTACACCCTCTTCGACTGTTAAATTTTTATTAGCTCTATTATCTATGAAAGGAATTATTTTTTTTATTAATTCAGGTTTTATGACTTTTTTTATTTCAACAATATATTCAGTATGATCCATTTTACCTTAACATCATCCAAGAAGTTAAAATATATTTTTCTCCAGATAAAGGAGGATTACCTCTATGTAGATATGGAAATCCAGCGGGCCAAATAACTATTCTTCCTTTTTTTGGTTTTACTCTTTTTGAAAAATGTAAAAATTCTGTTTCTCCACCCTCTTCAACATCATTTAAGTATATACTAAAAACAAAAGCTCTAGGTTCATTATCAAATCCTTTACCATGTTCAATATGCCAAACGTGATAACCTTCCGTAGGTAAGGTTTTTTGAATTTTTAAAGAAGTAAAATAAAAAGGAACTCCATAAGCATCATCAGCTCCTACATTTTTAACATAATGATTCCAAGCTAAATCAAAATTTAACATCATTGTTTTTAACTCTTCCCACCATACATTCATATTATTTGGTGCTGCAAAGTATTGTTGATCTTGTTTTTGTAAAACAGATGCTTTTTCAAAACCTATTCTATTAATAGTATTATTAAATTTATTTTGATCTTCAAATAATTTAATGGCTTTATCACATTCCTCTGAAAGAATGTAATTATCATAAATTCCTATAAAATTATCTATATTAACTGTTTTATCTTTCATTTAATTTTTTTTTATAGTCAAAATGTTTATGTGGAGAAATATTGAATATTAAACTATATCTGTTTTTTTCTTCTTGAGATGTATCAAATCCATGTAGTATGTGAGGTGGAAATATATAATAATCTCCTGGTTCAGGATTTATTTTTAAATTTAATTCAGGAAGTATTAAATCACATCCTTTTGTTAAATATAAGATTCCATGAAGAGAAGGGTGAATATGATAATCTAAACTATCTCCTTTTTTTATTTCATTGCCCCAAGCATTTTCAATAGTATTTTTTTCTAAAAAATGTTCAAATATGTCAGCATGAGTTGTTTGATGTTTATTAATAAGAAAAGTCATAAAATTAATAAAATTAGATTTATTTACAAAATAATTCCAATCCGTCATTCCACCTTTTACGTTTGTATAATTTTCCATTTTTGGATTTAAATTATTTTTTACATCCATCATAAAATTATGAATAAGATCAGGGTAAGGATAATGTCCAAATATAATATTTACTGTTCTTGGATAAGTAATAAATAAAGAATTTTTTTCTTCTGCTAATGGGTTATTTTTATTAAATAAACTAATCATTTTGCGACTTTCATTCTCTGTAAAACTAATATATAAAGCACTATATGCTACAAAAATTAAATTTCAAGCCTGGTTTTAACAAGATGGTCACAGATTCAGGAGCTGAATCTCAATGGGTAGATGGTGATTTTGTTAGATTTAGATATGGATTACCTGAAAAAATAGGTGGTTGGAATCAATTATCTATTGCAGGTGAAACTTTACCTGGAGCAGCACGTGCTCAACACACCTGGACATCTTTAGCTGGTGAAAGATATGCAGCTATTGGAACTTCACAAGGTTTATTTTTATATTACGGAGAACAGTTTTTTGACATTACACCATTAGATACAGCTATTACAGGATGCACATTAACAACTGTTAATGGCTCAAATGTTTTACAAGTTAATAAAGGCTCTCATGGTCTAGAAGTTGGAAGATATGTAACTTTATCTGGCGTAACTGTTACAG